GGGAGGCCGGATTTAGGCCTGCGACGGCGCGGACCGCGGTCTTGGCGTCGCCGTGGGGAGCGAGGGAGGGGGGGACGAGGTCGGTCGAGACTGTCCCGCTCACATACTCGATGGTGTAAGCGTACTGCACCGAGTAGGTGGTGTTGGCCGTGCCGTTCACCATGGCGCCGATGTGTGCATGGGCGTTGGCATGGTAAGAGGCGGAGGGGAGGTTATTCGGCTTCAGCGCGAAGCAGCCGTTGTCGTAAGGCAGGTAGACAACGCTTCCCACTTCGCCCTTCGAGTGCACGCGCTGCGCGGGCGAGTCACGGAAGGCGTCGTAGGACGAATGATCGGTGGGCAGAAGTGACCAGTAGGTCGTCAATTGCCCCCCCTCCAGGTTCCAGGAGGCGGTACTCCTGATCTTCAAACCGGCGTTCACGACACGGGCGCAGGTGGACTGTACGCCGGGGCCGGTGAAGAGGCCGGTGAGGGCACCGAGCACGGAGTCGGTATGGGAGGAGTCGTTGTAGACCCCGATCAGGCCGTTGTCGAGTTTGAGAAACAACCTGGCGTAGCCGGCGGCGTTGGTGGTGAAGTTAACGAAGCCGGAATACGTGGAAACCTGGGTAACCACGTTGTACCTGGACGGTACACGCGTGAGACGGAACTCCCACGGATTCAGCAACGAGGCCACCCATTGGCGGTCGGCTGGGGTGTGTTCGGATCCCTTCATGAAGGGAGCGGCGCGTGCGTTGCGAACACGGGCAACGCGGGCTACGGCTTGCCGTTGTCGGGGAACGGGGCGCCGGGCGGGTTTTCGCTTGGTGCGACGGAGTACGGGCATATCAATATTTTGGCAGGCTTTCCTGCCGCCCCGGAAGAGGGGAGCCATCGGGGGGTGAAGGGCGTAGAACGTGTCGTCCAGCTCCTTCTCCGTTTGCGCCAGATATAAGCGCACGCTCCAGTCGAACCGCATTCGTTCGAGGAGCTTAGGGCTCAGGGTTTTCGACGCCCGGGAGGCAAACCGCGAGAAGGCGTTTCTCAAGCGGTTCGGCAGGTCGGCCAACTGCGCTGCCTGCATGGCGCAATAGTCGGCCAGGGAAGTGCGGGGGACGCAGGAGGTCGCTATTCCCGATGTAGCAACCTTGTCGGCCCGCCTATACACCTCGACACGAGTGCCGCTGCACATCAAGCTCTTGGACAGGAAGTCCAGCTCGTGGAGGTACCCCTGTTTGAAGTCTTTGACGCAGACTCCAAGCCCGATGTTGCCTACTGTCCTAGGGGGGAGGATCTTAGAGTAGGCGGCGTAGTCTACGGGCCGGTCTGTGAGGACGAGGATGTCGTCGCCGGCAGCGTAGACGATCCCCTTCAAACCCTGGTCGAGGAGGGCAAACTCCTGGTAGAGGATGCTCCGGGTAGTATTGAAGAGGGTGGTCAGGGTGGGGTGCCCTGAGAGGACCGTGCCGTGGACGAGAATTTCGTCGTCCTTGGTCGAGGTAGCACGGAAGTCGAGGCTCCAGAGACGTTCGCAAAGCGTCTCGAGCATGAAGCTTGGGAGGTCTAAAAACGGGGCCATCTGCTCCACCATCTCTGGACCGAACCGGTGGTCGACCATGCGAATATAGGTCCGGTGTTGGTGGGCATCCCAAGAAGAGCCGTCGCCCATGAACCAGTTCGGGGCGTTGATGTCGGCGAAAAAGCGAGCCTTGGCTATGTGCTCGCCCAGTTGCTGGAGGTTCATCCCGCTGGTGAACCCGGGGCGCCATTGCTTCATGATTTTAATCATGAGCCGGGCCAGGTAGGCGGCAGCTGCCGTGAAGGTGGGGTCGAAGCAGGCGATGTTGCGGGGGCGCCCGGAGTCTTCGTAGTGGAGCTCGTTGGTTTTCGAGAAAAAGTTCAGCTTGGGCTTCCACTTGCCCGCGGCATAATCCTCAAAGGCCGCCT